GCTACCACCACTAATAAGCGATCTTGCAGCATTTGTTACAATACCTTCAAGATCAGTATTAATTAATGATGGTTTTTTTCCAGGATGAGAAATATACAAAGCAAAGCGATTTGCTTTTGCTAGTCCACCTCTACGGCCAATGGTAGCTTTTAATGTATCAATGCCAGCAGGTAATGCCATTTATATCATCCTCTTCGAAGCGCCCCAAACGTGCGTCTTATTCTTGCCACGGAACTGTTCAGTTGGAAGGAAGATTGCTATGTCCCACTCAGGTGGCTCTACACGTGCAACATTACCTTCAATACCTTTAGTTAGGTAGCGTTTAAAACATGGTTGAAATTCACGATATTTAGACACAGACTTAAGTATGTTATAGTTAATATTAAGCCGTGTTGTTTCATCAAATTTATTATTGTTTGCTGTTTCCATCAACTTATCAAGAAACTTTGCACGAAGCATAGGTGAAAGATAATGCAGATTTAATCCATAAAATCCATCACGTGTAGGCTCAACCATAATAGCAAGAGGGAACGCATCATAGTAAGGTAATGTTTTACGATGTTTAGGATCGTAAAAGTACATATACATATCACCAGGTACAGGCCGTTTCTTTCTTTCTAGCGCAGGATCTCTAAGTAATTTTCTGCGATTCACGCTTGATAGTTCTTTGGTCTTACCTCTAAACCATCTACGTGCTTCTAAAGATCTAGCCTGCAAACCTTTACGGTATGCTTCAACCTCTAATTTGTGAAATAGTGAATTTTCCATACTACTATTTATACATTATTTCAGGATCTTTATGCCCATAGATTTAAGAACATCTTCATGCCATATTACAAAATGCCAACCACGATTAGCACAAAACTCTTCTGCTGCTTCCCACTTTGATTGATTCTTGATATATGTCATTGCTTCTGATATATACCTCTTTGATCTACGAGATGCCGGTTTTGGTGGCATAGTTTCTTTCTTAGGTTTTATCTCAACCAGGTATGTTGCACCGGTTTTATCTTTATAATATACATCTACAAAGTAACGGTGCATTCGTTTATCGGTTGCACAACGATATGGGATCACTACTTCTTCTGAGTTCCATTCAACAATATCAGGGTTTGCATCAATCCATCTAAATGTATTTCGCTCCCACAAAGATCTATATACTATTGTAGTAGGATCTCCTTTATACTTTTGTGGGTTTTTAGGGCGATATTTTCCCTTGTATGTCATTCTGGGCATATAAATAACCTTATAAGATTTTAAACTATATGGAGCTATTTATGGCACTTCGATATCCGATTGATGTACAGGGGAGAGGTACGCCTTTTATTTTGTTTACGTCTCACCGAGCAAAATATAAAGCAGCGGCAACTCAAACAACCCTGACTGATAATAAATCGTGTGCAATGTATATGCCTCCAGGTTTTCAAGTTGCGGATATTATGAGATATGAATCTGCATCACCTGGCTTACTGGGCGGAGTAGCTGAAAATCTATTAAGTGGAAATAACGATTACAGCGCAGAAGATATTAGAAATATTGCATCTACCGGTGCAGCAGCCGCAACTCAAGCAGCGGCGGCTACTATTGGTAATGCACTTGGAGGCGGAGCTGGCGCAGTAGTAGGTGGCGTTGGTGCTACTTCAGCTGGTGCAGCAGTGGAAGCTGTAAGAGCTAAACGGATGCAGAACATTACAAATCCAAATGAATTCATGCTTTTTAGAGCTCCGGGTATAAGACAATTTTCTTTTACATTTAATATGATACCAACTTCTGCAAGAGAATCCGATGAAACATTTGAGATTATTAAATACTTTAGAGAGCGTATGTATCCAACTTTAAGTGCAAACGATCTGATGTTTAATTTTCCAGAAGTTTTTACTATTAAATTTAAAAATGTAGATGGTATTCCTAGAATTGCTGAGTCAGCTTTAACTAATGCTAGTACACAATTTAATCCAAATAGTATGTCATACTTTAAACGTGGAAATCGTCCTGTTGAAATTGGTTTAACATTATCATTCCAAGAATTAATGCCTCTTACTCAGAAAAATATTAAGGATGGATTCTAATGGCTTACTTTAATAATTTCGCTAGTATTGATTATGACTTTGATGGTACTGGTATTAATAGAACAATTAAAAATTTAGCACAATATTCTACAATTATTTCTAAAAATATTGATAATGTTGCATTCTATTCTTATTATAATATTCAAGATGGCGAACGTCCCGATAATGTTTCAGAAAAATTATATGGAACTCCTAATTATTACTGGACATTTTTTATTGTCAACAACGATTTGCAAAACTATTGGCATGACTGGCCTAAAGCTTCCGAGGCTTTACGCCTTCACGTAGAACAAGAATTCATTGGACTAGCTGCGATATTTGATGCAGATATAGAAGGATTTGGCAAATTCGTAAAAGGTGGCACAGTAAACGGTTCTTTGTCAAATGCCACAGGAATAGTAAAAGCAATATATCCAACTCAAGGATATATTCAAATAGAGCAAGATAAAAACTCAGTTGCAAATTTTAGAACAGCTGGAGAGTCTATTACTTTAACAGCAGCTAATAGCACAAAGTCAGAAGACATTGCACGGGTGGGTAATACCATTGAGTGTTCGTCTATTGTAAAAACTGCTTATGCTCCATCATATCATATTGATGACGGAACATTAGAACGAACAAAGCGCCGTACTGCTGGTACAACTCCTGTTACACACTTTGAAGAAGAGAGTGAGCTTAATATAATTAAATCTAGAATTAAAGTTATCAAGCCAGCATTTATTGGTGAAGTAGTAGATGCTTTTGAAAAATCTATGAGAGACGTGTAAATGCCGCCACCTAATTATAATGCAAAGCAGGGAGATGACCTAAAGGATGCGGTGCCTAAAAAACATCGTGATCTTAAAGTTCATATTATAACCCGTGTTGCTGAAGTAGAAATTACAGATCTTGTGATAGAGATTTCTTTATTTGAAGCAATTGATTCTCCCTTTGTACATGGTGAGCTAAAGTTTGCTGATAACTCTGGCTTAGTTACTGCTCTTCCAATTATTGGTCAAGAAGAAGTTAAAATAGCTTTTACAAGGCGAGGTCATAAAGTAGAAAAAACTTTTGCATGTACTCGAGTAAAGGGTATAGAGCAGATGGTAAATAATGCAGCCGGTGTAGTATTAACTCTTACATCTAAAAAACATTTGACGAATGCAGTATCTTTATTTTCTAAGTCTTATACCGGATTAGGATCAGATATTATTCAACAAATACATTCTAACTTTTTTAAAGAAGAAATAGAGATTAAATCTCCAGCAGGCAGTGCACACAACGTAGTATTTCCATTTGGTAAGCCTTATGCTGCTATTTCTCAACTTATGAAAAAAACATTTGGTGATGATGGGACTCCGTATTTTCTATTTGAAAATCTGTTTGGTGAAAAGCCTATTCTACAGTCAATGCAAAATATGTTAGAGGAAACTACAGAAGAACAGCTTCCAGTTCTTACTAAAACTATGTCAAATAATAATGATGATCAAGGGCAAGGTTCTAGGAACACTCCTGATACTTTAGGAAGAATGTATAGTTATAGCATTGATAAGACTGCCGATACACTACGTTTATTAAGTAGCGGATCTCTTATTAATAATACTATTAGACTTAATATATCTAATCACAGTTATTCTGAAAATCCTTTTAATTATGAAGAGCAGGCAAAAACTATTGCTGATTTAGATCCGTATAAGCTATATGAAGTTGATGAAGAAAAACTTAATTCTAATTTGCTAAAAGCTGCGATTTCAATAGAGCTGCATAATCCAATTGCATTCGAAAGTGAAGGTGTAACTGCATTAGGTACACAATCAGATGCGATGGCACTAACTAAAAGACGATCTCGACTAAATCGTCTAAATAATATAGTAAGAGTTTCTGCTTATGCAGATTCTGATCCAGAAAATTATAGAGTTGGAAAATGTGTTAATCTTGTTATTCCACCAAACTTACCGCCATTGGAAGGCGAAAATTTAAAAGATGAATTACTTTCCGGAGTTTATATTATCTCTAGACTTCGCCATTATATTAAAGGCGAGGATTATACAATATCTATGGAATTAATACGAGAAGGTTTATCGAAGCCTAAAGGTAATCGCGGAGGCGGAGGTAAATAATGTTATTTTTTGGTACAGTAGAAGATCGTAATGACCCAAAAGAAATGGGTCGAGTGCGTGTACGTATATTTGGCATACACAGCTCAGATAAAATTAATGATATTCCTACATCTGCTCTACCTTGGGCTCCTGTTATGAATCCAACTACAACTCCAGGCACTTCTGGATTAGGTCAAACACCATTCCTTGTGCCAGGTTCTTGGGTAGTTGTACAATTTCTTGATAAAGAATTGCAGTCACCAATTGTTATGGGATCTGTAAGTGGATTTCCTGATTCTAAACCAAATCCTGAGAACGGCTTTGCTGATCCTGTAGGCACATACCCGCGTAAGATTGATGAATCTGATATAGAAAGGCGTGCACGTGGTGTAAATGATATTGCAAAACAATCTGTAGGTTCTGAACCTGCTGATCCATATAATGCAAAATATCCTTATAATAGAGTAATTCATTCTGAATCTGGTCATATGATTGAAATGGATGATACTCCCGGGAGCGAGCGGGTGCACGTGTATCACCGCACGGGAGCCTTTATTGAAATACATCCTGATGGCTCTATGGTAGTACATAGTGGTAAACATTTTAATTCATCACAACAACTTGAAATTAATGTAACTGATAATGCTAATATAAATGTTGGTGGTAACCTAACTGCGTTAGTAGAAGGTACTACAACACTATCATCATTTGGCAATATCACTGCAGAGACAAAAGCTAATATGTATACAACAGTCGAAGGCAACTTATATACAAAAACATTTGGTAATTCGTTTCATGACTCGCAAGGTAATATCAATGTAAAAACAGATGGACTGTTAGATATTCATAGTTCAGGTAATATTAAAATGTCTTCGAAGGGAGATATTGATATAGCAGCGACAGGTACATTTAAAATATCTTCTATTGGTGCTATGGATCTTGTTGGTTCTACTATCGATCTTAATAAGTCAGGTGCTTCTGCAACACCAGCATCTTTCCTTGATTATACTGATGATGAGACTGCTTCATTTAAACCTGATATTTCTGAGAATAATGATAACGATGTACAACTAGTATCTCCTTTATACTCTGTTGTTGAACCAGATGGTAATACATCTTATTCTCAACAGACCTCACAAGGCGTAACAATACCTCGTAAAGATCAATCATCACAAGCTCAAACATCTACACCAGTAGCTCCTACCAATATCAATCCAGCAACAGACGGAACTGTTGTTGCTGGTGCAAGCGGTGGTACTGTAACATATAGAAACTCTGCTGCAACTCGTAGACTAAAACTTGTTCCTGCACTAGAAAGCATATTACAATCAGCAGCAAACTCGGCTGGTCTTGACGTTGTTATTTTCTCAGGTGGACAAGATGAAACTACAGGAACAGTTGGTTCTCATAGACATGATGATGGTTATGCTGCAGATATTTGGTTGTATAAGAATGGAAGCCGTTTATCGATGGTAAACAATGTAGCCGAAGCATCAGACTTTGCAGCTGCAGCAAAATCAGCAGGGGCATTATCAATTGGTGCTGGTTCAGGTTATATGGGTGGAGTTGGCATGCATGTTGATATCTCTCCTGGTAATACTGTTGCGCTAGCATCTGCAAAATATTGGGGTTCAGGCGGCAGAGCTGCTAATGCTCCATCATGGTTACGAGGTATTATGGCATAATGCCCAAAACGTGTAGAACAACAGATCCTGTATCGGTACATGAATGCGGAGTAGTACCTGCTGCAGATAGCGCATCAGGAGATGTATTCATTGAAAGTCTCGCTGCGCATAGAGTTACTGATACAAACACTTCGCATCCTGCTGTACCACCAGCTGCAGGATGCGTGCCACATGTAACTACATTATCAGCTGGCTCACCGAATGTGTTTGTTAATAGTAAAGCGCTTGCAAGAGTTGGTGATGCTTATGGTTGTGGTATCACATTAACTGCCGGGGCTAGTACAGTCTCCGCGAATTAAGGTATAAATAGAAGTATGGCAACAATAGATTCAAATATCAGGGCTCGTACAAAACCGTACTCCGATTTCGACTTTCCGTTTAAGAAACATCCGGTAACAAAAGATGTTCCTATTAAACGTGATGTTGAAGCCGTAAAGCAGTCCGTACGTAATATCTTACTTACAAGACGTGGCGAGAAGTTTTTTGATCCTGATTTTGGTGGATCACTTACAGAGTTTCTTTTTGAAAACTTTGATATTGTTGTTGAAGCTGAAATGGAAGAAAGAATTATTAACACATTAAAAAACTATGAACCAAGAGTAAAAGTTTTAAATGTAGAAGTTAGTGATTTGTCATATCGTAATGCATTAAGCGTAAAAATAGAAGTAGAAATTT